CAGGTGATGATACCTTGGCCAAGGAGCGCCTCAGCGAGCTGGCTAAGGGCTTTATTAGCTCCGTGCAGGCGTACCGATCAGCCATCAAGGACGATGGGCGTGTATTCAAGGGGGCTGTATATACCCCTAAGGGCGCGCTGGAGGTAGGCCTTGTAGATGAAATAATGAGTTTGGAAACTTTAATAAACGAGATATGAAATACGTATTGTTATCGGCGCTCTTAGGGAGTGCCTTAGAGGAAAAAAAGCCGCTCTTTGGAGGTGAGGCGTATGTAAGCCTTACCGCTTCGCAGCTGGCAAAGGTGGAGGCAGCCCTTGCAGAGAAGAAAGAAGCTGCGACTGCGGAGCAAGTGGCCGCCCTTGAGCAGGAGATTGCCTCGCTGAAGGCTGAAAAAGAAAAAGTCGCCACAGAAGGAAAGGCGCTGAGTGAAGCCCTTGGCGAGGCAATGGCGCTGAATGACCTTAAGAGTAACGGGGACGCGATCGCTGACATTGCTACCCTTGGTAAGACTTGCAAGGAGTATGGGGAGAAACGCCCAGTACATACCCAGCCAAGTAATGACGGGAAGGAAACTCCCGAGGGGAATTATATAGGAGGGTTCCTAAATCCTGAGGACGCACACAATAAGCTGTTAGCGTCTTTGTAATGAAAAAGGATGTAAAATTAAAAAGAACAAAATATGAGTAGAGCACAGACAATGAATGTGGATCAGATAAAGAACGAGATTGTTCGTTATTTGTCTGTAAAGCCAAAAGTTTTCCAAGCGGCGATTCTTTCGCAAGAGATATTGCTGAACCGCTACTCCCGTACCCTGACCAAGGTAAAGGGAGCGTACCCGAGCCTACACAGCCTGATAGGTCATGTGGTACAAGGGTTTAATTCCAAGAAATGGACACCCTTTGGGGAGTTGCAGTTCCGCACCAAGACGATGAAGAACTATCATCAGAAGGTGGATTACGATTTGGATCCTGCGGAGATCTTGGGTACTGTCTTGGAGGAGCTGTACGATGAAAACAAGTCGTTGCAGGATAAAGCCATTTCCAAGGCAGCCATAGACTTGTTGCTTAAGAAAGTGATTTCGGATGTGAATATCCTATCGGTAACGGGGAAGTATGATGCGAGTAAGATAGGGTTAGACACTCCAGAGTTTGGCTATTCCATGGATGGACTCAATGAGATTATCCGTAAGGGCTTGCTTGACACAACGAATCCGTACTTTTTGATCCCAGGAGATGCGATTACCTCCACCAACATTTTGGACGTGGTAACAGCGTATGAGCGTGGGCTTCCTGTACATGCTAAGGATCAGATCAAGCGTATATTCATGAGTGTGAAGGATGTGGAGGATTATCAGATCGCTTACGAGGACAGGTTTGGTCAAAACAAATTCCAAGACAGCCCGACACGTACCCGCTTGGGCAAGCGTGAGCTTATCGCTATCCCAGGATTGAAAGAAGGTACTATTGTTTCCACCATAGAAAACGGTTTTGTCAAAATGGTGGATATGATAGATAATCCAGCAACCATTACCAGCGTGCAGGTGGATAAGCGTATTTTGAACATACTCGGCGAGTTCACCCTTGGGTATGATTTTGCAATCAATGAGCTCACCTATGTATATACCTCGGATGCCAGCAAGAAGCGCGGGCTTAACAATGCAGACTTGAACAAGTTGTACTATCCAGAGGAAAGTTTGCAGGTATAATGTAACTATTAATTAGACAAGTATGGCAAAAGATAATGAAAACAGAGAACTGACCCTTGAGGAGCGCCTCGCGCTCCTTGAGGATCGCTCTTCGGAGCTGAGCACCCGTGAAGCGGCTGTGGATCGCAAGGAATCAGAACTGAATGACATCGGTACGGAGTTGGAGGCACGAGAAAAAGCCCTTGACCAACGAGAACAGTCCCTTGACGAAAGGGAAAAAGCCCTTGCCTTGAGAGAAGCAACCCAAGAGGGTGCAGGCGCCCCTGAGATATCAGAGGAAAAGAGAGAGGGGCATGCTTTTTCCTTTCGTGGAAAGCAGTACCAGTTTGCGGACGATGCGCCCTTGCAGATCTTATTCGGTGGGGAGCGCTACACTCAGGAAGAGTTGGCCGCAGATGAGGAAGCACTCGTGCAGCTCATAGGCGGGGGAAGCGCTCTTATTGTAAAGAGTGAAGAGTAAAAACGAATAAACTTAAAAGATAAAAGAAATGGCTACAAATTGTTTTGATAATGCTCCTTTTGAGAGCTTGGACAGCTGTCCAAACGACGAGGTGAGCGGGGGTATCAGTACGCGTGTGCTGTATGCGCCTACAGCCTTCCTCGACAAATGTGTGCTCCCTCCTAATACGGGGGAGCTGGGCAAGGCTAACACTATAGAAGAAGGAAACCTAACCCTTGTCACTGGGAAGACATGGAAGGGGATAGACCTACAGATCAACGAGAACGAACTAAAGATGAGCCTTGTGGGCAACGCGGGGAACAAGAAGGCAAAGACAGACCTTGAGGCTAAGATTCCACGCTTTTCAGACAAGGTGCTCGACTTTATCGGGCGTTACAAAAACGTGCCTATGACCTTTATTGTGCCTGATGCTGTAGGTACTTTGTGGGTAGTGGGAACAAAGATTAACCCTGCCTTTATGGATTCGGCGGATGCTACTACAGGCAAGAAAGCCGAAGACGATTCAGGGGTAACACTGAAGATCACCACCAACTCCAAGTTGTACAAGTATGCAGGCAGCATAGCAGAGGCATAATGATTAATGATTAACGATTAATGCTCAATGATTAATGGCAAAGGATCAAGTAAATAAGAACATGGCGACTACTTCCCCCTTAGAACAGGGGGAGGTTAAGCGCCTAAAGCCTAATCTGGAAGAGTGCTTCGAGGTGCTGCTCCCTGGAGGGCGTGTATACTACACTGGGGAGAAGGAAATACAAGCAGGGTTACAGATCATAGACCTCTCGCGGGTGCCGTACAATGCCTTGGTACTATACATCACGGGGTTTAAGTACTTGGCGCTGAAAGAGGGTGCTGTGGCGCTCTTCTCGGAGCTGGGCGCAGCGACCCTTGAGAAGCTCATCGCCCAGAAGCGAGAGCACTACCCTAAGGATGTGCCGTACTTGGAGCGAGCGCTGAAAATGAAAAGAGGAGTGGCTAATGATTAATGATTAATGTTCAATGATTAATGACTGATAACTGACCACTGATAACTGACATTATGGATTATAAAGCTCAATATAGGGAATTGGTTAATGAGTTGGAACGCCTTGGAGGAGATCTTCGAGGCGTTCCTCGCTACTATTCCTTAGAAGCAGAGGCAAAGGTAAGGCGACTTATCAAAGAGCGATCCGCCCAGCCCACTTGTGTGCCTGAGTCACAATCCACCTCCACAAGTGGGGTGACTCCACAGAGCGGAGAGCCCCCGCAGACAAGCGGGGAGCCAGCAAAAAAGGCGGATTTTATTGCCGATTATCCTGTGGCACTGCATGGGGTGTATAGGGCTAAGCAAGAGGCGTGGCTCCGTGCCTGTTCGCTGAAACTTACACTGAATGCCGTACCTATGGAGGACGAAGTCAAAGCCTGCGAGATACAGCGGCAGCTATGGCAACTCTTCGAGACGATGGACAATTGTGATGTGATGCTGCAATATTGGCGTGATCATAAGAAGATCCTTGAGCCAGTCCAAGAGGATTACAGCCGCCTTACCCCTATGGAGCTCGTACAGCGCCGCAACACATTGCGCAGTAATATAGTATCACGAGAAAAGAGCTTGGCCAAGTGGGAAGCACAAGCGAGGAGTGAAGAACTAAGAGTGAAGAGTGAAGAACTAAGCGTAAAGAGTGAAGGAGGAATGACCGTGAGGAACTTATGGGTGCTTCAGGAGAAGATTGCCAGGAAGCGGGAGGAAGTGGAGCAGATGAAACTACAAGTGAAGGAGATAGAGAGGTTCGTGGTTAGTGGTTAGGAGGAAGTGGTTAATTTTTTCCAAAGTTGTCCTTTTAATTTTTTGTATCTTTGCTCTCAAAATAACTTTAACGGGAACTTATTGTGAAAGTTGTTCTGCTAAATTAGGAAAGAAAGAGTGAGGATTGGTAAGGAATAACAAAAAGATTTTTAAGTAGCCTTGCAAGAAATTGCAGGGCTTTTTAGTGGGCATCCCTTCCCGTAGGCTCTGAAGGGAAATAGTGGTTAGTGATGAAAAAGATCTGTCCTTTGTATTTGCTAATGATAGTAATACCTTTGCCCTATCGGAAACAAAGGATCTTTGTTTTTGGAATTGTTATAAGTTTTACTTTGCCAGAGTTTTACTTTGGCAAAGTTTTCTCTTATTCAATTTTGGCAAAGATTCTTGTAAAAACTTATAACAATGGACAAAGAATGTTTTTTATCTTTCAATGGAAAGAGTATCTACTTTAAAGAGGTATCCAATGAATATTGGATCGCTATTAAACCTATCTGTGAAGCGTTAGAAGTAGATTATATTCGTGCTTATAAAAATCTTTCAGAAGATGATTTGTTGAACCG